CTTCTTTTTCATCAAACCTAACGTATTTATATTCTCCTTCCATACATTTGTGCCAATTGTATAATGGCATTTCATCTATGCTTGTGTAACATACTCCCTGCATTTCTCTATCATTTTAATTTTTAATTTTTCCCTTAATATATCTAATGAATCGTATGTTAAACCAATAATTTCATCACCATAAATTTCAAATAAGTTTGCATTTTTCTTTTGACCATTCCCATCTATTTCAAATCCATCATTTAATATTTCCGATACATGAATGCTATTAAAGAATTCAGAGGTGTATTTCATTGTATAATGACCACCTGCTTCTATATATCTACCTATTTCACTATAAATAATCTTTGTTGCTAATGCATATTTGTCTTTCCCAGTTTTAATATTTTTTAATTGTTCATTATTGCTATCAAAACCTTGTTGTAATTGCATTCTATTGAGTTCTACTGCTAATACTTGAATATCTTTATCCATACTATCAATCCATAATTGAGCAGTCTGTAATCGCTTTAAATTGGCTAATTTCTCGCCTAATACTGTTTTATCAAATAAACCCATAAAACAAAGGTAAAAAAAAGAGAGGTAACAATCGCTACCCCTCTAATACTAATTGATTTGCTATTTATTAAGGTATAACAAATGTAGAAGTACCTACATAACCATCTTTATCTAAAGATAATCTTAATACATCAGCAGATGTTTGAGATGCAAATACTAAAGTATAAACTCCGTCAGCACCTTCAGTAGCAGATGTAATAGGTACAGATGCATTATCAGTAACATTAAACAATGCTAAATCAGCGGCTAAAAGTCCTTTAACTTTGATAGGGTTTTTAGCAGTACCATAGTCTAAAGTCAATGTAGCAACCGCACCAGTAGCAGTAATTGATGCAAAAGCCAAGTTAACATCTAACAATCCTTCTAAGTTGTTGAAATCTAAAGATGCTTCATCAGTAGTTACCAACCATAAAGAAGATTCGTCAAACAATCTGTAGAAATCAAATGCTACCATAACCTTTTGAGCAGTAGAATCAGTAGCAAACATTAATTTTGCTTCAAAAGATTCGTTATCTACAGGAATAGGGTATAATTTAGTACCTGCTTTAGAACCAATCAAGTTTCCGTTAACATCAACTACGTAAACACCAAAGTCAACACATCTGTTATCTTGGATTTTACCTAATAATTGAGGTGTTTCATTCCATAACTCTCCTGCGAATGAACGTTTACCTTGTTTGATAAAAACTTTTCTTCCTGATGGTGCTTCTTCAAATGTAGAATCAGCCTTAGCCATTTCAACATTTTCAAACAATCCTAAAGGAAACCATCTTTTAGAATAATCTGCTTGGTTAATCAATGCAGTAAAAGTTGCTTCATTGATTGTAGTAGATAAGTCTAAAAAGTTTTTAGCACCTGTAGAATCTTTTAAAGGAACAAGAATTAATTTTGAAGTAACACTTTGTAATGTTACACAGTTTGGTTTACCAGTATTCGATAAACCTAAATCACATTTACAACCTAATGACATAATTTATTGGTATTTAATGAATAAAAAAAATAAAAGGGGAATGGTTACCCCTCAATTAATTAAGGCTTCAATAATGCAGTTTTAGCAGTAGAGAAAGTACCTTTAACAAATGCGTTGTAGTGGTTAGACTTAACGTAATGAACCGCTCTTGCTTCACACAAGATTGTCATTAAGTTTTTAGTAAAGTCATCATTCACATAACCAACTTGAATGTTCAAGTCTTCTCTGATACGTAAGTTAGATTTAGTGAAATCACCAACTAAGAAAGTACCTGCAGTAATACCTGTGTTTTCTACAACTGGGATAGATTTAACTCTAACAACTCCATCAGCAGTATAGTGCATAGCATAAGTATACTCACCAGTAGTAGTTTTGTTTAATTCCATTTTTGCTACATCTTCAGGGTGTAACACAATGTAGTTAGGGTTAAACAAGTTACCTTGAATTTGAGAGATAGCAACTCTTAATACATCATACTCGTTAGGTTCAGGAATAGATAAAGCAAAACCACCAGCTGCCCAAGCAACAGCATTTTGTAAGATACCAGTCAAGTTATTACCTGAACCATTACCTGACAATACTTGCTCGTCTAATTTCAACTCTACCAACTCCATTAATTCGTTGTTGATTTCGTTTCTCATAAATGGTAAGTCAGCAATCATTTCTTTAGATACTTTAATCCAAGAAGTGATTTTCTTAACTTCTACAGAAGTTTCTACTAAGTTGAAATCTGCTTGTGTTTTTTCAGCACCTTCAGCAGTCATACCAGCACCACCTTCTTGTCCGTTAGACTGTAAGTAAGTGATATACTTAGATGTTGTACCTGCTGTGTTAACTAACTGACGTAAGAAAGGCATTCTACGAGCAATACGAGCAACACCTGCTTCTAATTGAGATAATGCAACAGTTCCACCTGAATAGTTGTTAGTGATAGTCATAGTTCCTACCGCTTTAACATCAAGGTTCATTAAACCACCATTTTCTTTTACTTCTGTGATTTTTTCAATTGAAGATTCAAAAGCATCAGCAATAGCCTCACCCATTGACTTGAAAACATTTTTCTTTTCTGTTTTCGCTTCTTTCATACCCTCAACGATACCTTCTAATTTAGCAATAGCAGTTTTTACCTCTGAGGTATCAGCCTTGCCTTCTAAAGCATCTAATTGAGATTTAAAAGCATCTAATTCCGTTTTAGATACTGAATTTGCAGTTTTTTCTGCGATTAATGAGTTGATTTTATCAACTACTTGTTCTGGTGTCATTTCCATTTTAAATAATTTTTAATAATTAAACAATAAATCTTTCGACCTATGTTGGGTTTAATTATAAAGTGATTATTTAATCGGCTCTATTACTGAACTAACATTTACACGGTTCTTTAAACTTGGAAGTTGTAAACTCAATTACAATTCCACTTAAATCAGCATCAAGGATATTCTGTATTACACCTTTATCTGATTCGACACCAAATCTACTAAATACATTTCTATTGAAATCTTTTAACGTTTTGTAAATTGGCTTTTTGTTAAGAACTTTTATAAATTCTTCTTGTAAAGAAATCATTGGCTCTACTACTTGTAGTCTATGGTCTGTAGTCTTATATTGTGCTACGTTTGTTTCGTCAAGAAAGATAATACGCATTTTAATATCTCTCTCTAAACTTGCTTCTAAATTATATACTTTTTCATTATGAGATTCTAACAACCAAATAAGAGGTGTTTTATCTAATAAATTTCTACTTTTTAATATAAACTCGTTGTTAGTAGCAATCTTTGTACCTACAATAGCGAAAGGAGATGAAATATATATCCCCTTTACTATTGTATTGTCATTAAGTTCAAATGAAGTGTCTTTTATTAGTGTTTTAACAGTAGTTTCTTTCAGTACGTTTGTCGAAGTTAACCCCCAAACTTTTTTACCTACTCTTAACCATTTAGTATCACAAGTATTAAACACATTACCAACTTTGTTTTTAATGGTAATTGTACTATCAATTTGTGATACCAACTCTTCAAATAAAACACTAATATCTCTCATAACCAGTATGCGTATTGTTTTTGTCTCCCCCTATATTCAGGGTATGTTGTCATATTTAATAAAATGTACTCTTGTATAGCATTGTAAGTTTTAATGCTTTCATTGTATTTAAGGTAAATAGGTGTATGTGCTGAAACAACTTTAGAATTTTGTTCTTCAGGCTTAACCACACCTACACTTGTAGTTTGTACTACTAAATCCTTCATGTACTCAAAATACAAGAATCCTAATAACATATCTTTAATTCCACGAGAAATTAATAGACTAAATCCTTCGTGATAGTTAAATGGTTCAAATATTTGAACAAATTTAGCGTCTTGTGGCTCATTGTTTACATCTAAATCATCAATAAACAAGTCATACAATTCTACACCAAATAACTTAACAAGATATTCGTCTTCGTATCTATCTAAGTAAGACTGAATCTTATCGTTTTGATATAATCCAGTCGTTACCTCGAATTTGTTTATAAAATCATTAGTCGTTAAGAACTTTGCCATAACCTCTTTGAATGAATATGATTGCCATACTTCCGTTTATATATACCTCTTGACCTTCTCTCAAGTAAGGACTTGTACCATTAGAGATGAATTTATATACCTTGTCTAAGTCTAATCCGTAAGTTTCTTTTGCAACCTCTAAAATAGGCTCGTTCTTTACTTCTAACTCTACTTTAGCCACTTTAGTATCTAATACTACTTTTTCTATTTTTCTCTTCGCCATAACTCTTTATTTTACATTATTAAATACTGTACTCCAATCAAAAGATTTTAATTCAGTTATTAGGTTTTGTTTTACATCAGTTTGTTCAACAGTCATTCCTGCAATCTCTGCTAATTGAGATGAAAGAAATTTATGTCGCATTTCAAGTGAATATAAAGATTCATCAGTTCTATTTCCGTTACCTAATGCTTTAACAATAGTTTCCATTTCGTTAGTAATAGAAAGTATGATTTCTCCTTTGCTTTCTAATGACTTACCAACCTCTAAAACAGGTGTCATTTCGTTAGCACCAAAAGTAACCGCTGAACCTTCCCATAATGCAACCTCATTAACTTGGAAATAACCTTTAGATTCCATTGTGGTATCATCAATCCACTTTAATTTGTCTTTAATATATCTAAATCCTATAGAATGCTCTTTAATAATACCATCTTGGTAATCACATAAAGCATCATTACCTAATGTAGAAGTTCCTAACTCCCCAACTGCATAAAGTCCATTTTCATCTTCTTTTAGTTCGGTAAATTTACCGATTTGCCACTTCCAGTCGTGATGTCTTAAAAATGCAATTTTTCTATTAGAATTTGAATCTACACCTCTTTCTTGTAAAGACTTTGCGAATGCACCTTTAACAATCATATCATTGTCTGAATCTATGTTATTAAAGTGAGCAAGATACATCGCAACCTTACGAGAAGAGGCATCTACATCTTTAACTTGTAACGAATGAGATTTTATTTTGTAAGCCGAATTTACTTTGTTGTTCATATTTATTAAATTTGTTCTTTAATATTGCAAAAATATAAAAAATTTATTATGAGTACACTTTCTTTTTGGAATGCTTTCTTTGGAACTGAAATAAAAAAGCCTATTAGGAATATTTCTGACTTATTTGATACCACTCGTGCTTATCAACACGACTTCTATGGTAAAAAAACTGCTATATGGTTGGACACTTCAAAACCATTCAAAGCGTATATTGAAATACCTGAATTACGAACAGTTGTAGATAAAAAGGCTCAAATGTTGGCAAATGGTAAACCAAGACTTATAAAAGAATCTGATGGTTCAGAAGTAGAATCACATTGGGTACTGGATTTGATTAAAAACCCTAACCCTATGCAATCTTGGCAAGATGTAATATACTCAATATCAGTTAATGATAGTTTATACTCTACAGCATTGTGTTACGCACCAAAAAGAAGTTTTGGTATAGTTAATTTATTTGTTCCACTTGCTACTCACAAAGTACAGATTAATACATCAGGTCGTTCATTAAAACAGATGGAAAAAGGTGGATTAATCAAAGATTACGTATATAATTTTAACGAAGACAACAAAGAGTTATTAACAAATGACGAAGTTATTATCATTCAAACAACTGATGGTGTTAATATCTTAAATTCTGTATCTAAAATAGAAAGTTTAAAATACCCATTATCAAATATTAAGGCTCAATACAACAAACGTAATGTGCTTTTAGAAAATATTGGTGCTATTGGTATCTTATCAGCAGTAAACTCTGACTTGGGTGGTGCTTTGCCTATGTCTCCTGAAGAACGTGAGCAAATACAAAGAGATTGGTACAACAGAAGTAAAGACGAGTTGATAATTTCTGAATCTGATGTTAAATGGACACCAATGTCGTTCCCTACAAAAGATTTAATGTTATTTGATGAACTTAAAGCAGATAAACTTGCGATTATAGATGCTTTTGGACTTAACTACTATATTTTCTCCAATGAGAGTGGTTCAACGTATTCTAACGTTAATTATGGGGAGAGATTGGCTTATACTACAACTATAATACCCGAAGCAGAACATATCTATAATAACATTACTGAACAATTAGGATTAGAGAAAGAAGGGTTACGATTAGTAGCAGATTACGAACACTTACCTGTTTTGCAAAAAGATTACTTACAAGAATCACAAGGGTTCGATTACAGAGCATCTGCATTGATTAAAATTGAACAAGAATTAGGTATAACTTTATCTGATGAAGAAAAGAAAGTATTCTTAGGATTAAAAAAGGGGGTTTATAAATAAAAAACAATTAAACTTATAATTAGTGCGAGATTCTTTATGTTTCTCGCATTTTTTATTTGTTGGATATGCTATCGCTATTATACTGCATTAGATAAGCACAGTATTTTATTAATATAAGAGATATATTAATCAAGCCCAATAAACGACACTTCCCTCTGCGACCTTTTCTTATTATCTTCAACCTTTCGGTTTAGGCATTTTGGGTTACTTACTTTATTTATTTATCCTTTCGGAAATGCAGTACCTGTTGTTAAGCGTAGAACAGAGCAGGGTTTCGTATTAAGTAAGCATTCGTTTTGAGCCATTATTTTTGATAAAGATGTACAATGAGATACAACACCTAATAAAATTTAGGGCATAAAAAAACCCCAATCTTTAGTAGAGGATAAGAAAGGGGCAGTATTATTTAATTGAAAAATTTTACAAGAACCATCTAACCTCTACTTTAGATATTCAAATCTAACAATTATTTTTGATATAACAATTATTTAAGAATAAAAAAAGCAATAAGTTTAGATATTCGTGGTATCTTTTACAAATATACAAATATCTTTTTAAATAAAAAAACCCCTCTTTGTTAGAGGGGAATTTTAAAGAAAGCAATTAAAGGCAGTAGCCATTGGAAAACGATTCAAAATTAGTAAGAATAATTACAATTCCAACTTTTTGAATAAAGATTTTAAAAACATACTCAAACCTGCAAGACAATCGGGTGAATCATCATTTCTGTTTTTTCCTTCTTTAGAGAAACTTAATAGGTTATTCATAAATTGGTGGTATTCGTTAGTATCGTGCTTTACAAAGACAAATGAGTTGATAATTGTAGAAGATTGCATAATTATTCTTGTAATCTTATTTTGGGTGTTGTGTACTTTTAATATTTTACACCTTCTTGCTTTAGTTTGAAGTAATCTGCCGAATACAGCACCCATTGAGTTAGATTCTACTCTACAATACACTACATTTAGTCGGTTTATTCTTTCAGCACATATTGGAATAGTTACATCGGTATTTCCTTTGTTAAATACATAATCTGATATATAAACTACCTTGTCAATGATTGTAGCAACCGCCATAGCAGTAAAATCGCTACCTGCATCTGATACATCAATATAAGCAACAGAGCCACTTGCCTTGTGTTTAATTGCATCGAAATCACTTTTCTCTATGAATCGTAAGTTAGAGAATAATCTACCTTTTAAATCGACTGGTTCTTGCATATATTCAGCAGACCATATTTCAGGGTTAATTCTTTTACGTATAGCATAGTATTGTTCTGTACTCATTACATCTTCACAGAAAGATTTTTCATGTTCGTCTAATGCAGGAACAATAATTGATAAATCGTACTCATTATTTGTTACATTTTTGCCTATAACATCGTTTGTTGACCATCTTGTACCTATATCAATCTTTTTACAATTACGTTCAAGACGAGAATCGTGAGTACCCTCTTTCCATTGTAGAATCCTATCGTTAGTTACATCAGATAGTGCATCTTCAATACCACGATACAAGTCATCGGTAATAGCCAACATAGTAGCACCAAAACCAATGATAGTACCACCTACCCCTGCTCCAAAATAACCTACTTGTCGTGATTTATTAGTATTCCAACCTTGTAGATTGGCTTTATCAGATGAAAGTTCTACATCAGGAAATACCATAGCAAACTTTTCTGACTTTACTATCTGCCTAACATCATACGAGAACTTTTGAAATAATGTAGCAGTACAAGTGTTACGCATTACTGATTCTGTAGGGTTTCTGCCTAATGCCCAAGCACAAAATAGTGAGGTAATGTATGATTTTCCACCCCTTGGAGGTAATGATACCGATAATGACTTAATTTCCCCACGTTCTACTAACATAAACGCTTTAGCAATCTTTTGTAAGAAAGGTCTTTTTATAAAGAAATCCTTATCATACATTTTACAAAACTCCCAAAAATCATCTCTCGCTAATGTCGCCCTCACTTGTAGTTCCAGTGCTTGTCTCACTTGGATAGGCAGGTTGTTCATTTGTTCCAATTCCATCTGTTAATAAGTTTGGTGGTAAATAATCATCTTGGTCTTTTAAGAAACCTCTTAATTCATCAAAACTAAATTGACTTAAATCAATAGTTTGTATTTTAGTGTCAACTTCTTGTGTGTGAGGTTTATATGCGTTATCCATAAGTGCTTTATAAGCATTTACATCTCCTTTTAGTGCTTTGGATAATACAGCAAGTGTAATTCTATATTCCTGTGAAATAAGGTCGTCAGTACCAGTTAAAGGGTTTCTACCATAAGTAGTAGTGTCTAATATTTCTCTAACTACTGTACTTCTACTCTTTTTACCTCTAATAGCACCTGTTTTTTTCTTAAAATCTTGAGGTTTTACTTCTTCGGTATCTAATATTTCCATTTCTTGTGCTTGTTCTTTCCTTAGCCTTTTTTTTTCATTATTAGACAATAACATTTGTTGTGCTTCTTCAGATAAAGGCTCTAACTGTGGTGCTGTTCCACTTTTTACATATTTACCTCTTTTAACTCGTCTATCTTTCATTTTTAAGCATTTTTATCAGTTTATCGGCATCAATTACATTAGTTTCGTATTTCCCTCTACCTGATTTTGTTCTAACACCTAAGTTAAATACTTGTCTTATGTAATCATCTTGCTCATTATTTTTACAAATCACTACAAATTGTGAGTTTATATCCTTATTTTCTTCTTCAAACGACAAGGAGAGGTTAAAATCCCCTCCTGATAAGTCTAAGTCGTCTATTTCGTGTAAATCATCGAAATCCATACTAAAGTTGTTATAATTAGTCCTAAAGTTATTCCAAATTCAAGTTTTCTGTCTTTTTTCTTAAATTCT